AACATTTCCATTCACATCATACCAATTTGAAATTCCTTTCATGATTTGTGATGTTGTGAAATATGGATTTGGATTTGACAAAAGTCTATTGATCCAATGACTGTTTGCAAGTTCCTCTTTTTCCCAATTCAATTCTCTGAATGATTGCATATCAACTGACATCAGTCCATTCGCTCGCATTTGTAAACATGCGAAAACAGTGCCATAAGCACTCACAGTCAATTCATTCCCTGATGTTTGACTTGTCATGCCTCTGCCATCATTCAGGTATGCTATTGGTGGTTTATTGCGTTTTTCAGCAACTCCACCTGCAATGAATTTGACTCTTTCAAGAATGTTGTTGTAAAGTGACATTATTCAAATCCTATACATGTACTGATGGTGTTTTTCTAATTGCACTGAATGCCATTGACAAGGCATCAATCATATCATCATGCCTGTCTTGTTTCGTGCCCGTAAATGATAACAATTCATCTGTGAATTCAGGCATCAAATGTGGCACATGATATACAAGCCCTCTTTCATATTTCGCTTCAATCGGTTGGAATCTTATCATCTTGTCTTTTGTTGATGGAATGCCAATCACATTCATTCTTGTGTTCCTTTTGAGTTCCTGTACCAACCATGCCTGTGCCTGATTCGATTCAATCGCAACAACCTTTGGTTTCCACTTGTTTTCCATTTGCACAATCTTTTCACCAATTTCAACAAATGACCATCTGCCACGAATCACATCCACAATCACAATTTCCTTTTTCGCTGTAATGCCAATGACACAAATTGCCGTGTAATCTGCATTCTCTTTTTCACTGATTGCCAAATCAACACCAATATAATACGCCTGTGGTTCCAATACATTTGATATCCTAATCCATTCTCTTTTGACTTTTGCTGCATCCCTGTCAACATATTCTGCCAAGTATTCCTGTGCAAAAACAATTGATGGCAATATTGATTTTTGCCTTTCAATTTCATCAGCATCCATGAGTGGATTCTCATATGTTGAATAATGGAATGATTGCCAATCATCATATGAATTTTCAAAATTGTCAAGGTGGTGAAAATGATTTTTTCCTTTTGGTGTTGAAAAGAAATATGCATCACCTTTGTAATCAGTGAGCATAGGACTCAACACAAAGTTCCAATCATCCTCTGCATTCTCACAATGTGCCCACTCATCACAAATCATCCTATGATATTTGTTGCCTCTCAATGCATCAGCACGCCAAATGCCTTTCAAATTCAGGATTGATTCACCTAACCTGATTTCACCTTGTTTGCATTCAGCACCAAGTTTCAAAAACATCTGCTGTGCTTCCTGCTCCCTTCCTTTCAATTCTTCATTCGATGGTGCCGTGTATAGCACTTTGCTTCCTTTGTGTTGCACCATTGTTTCTAATGCCAATGCAAATGCCAATGTTGATTTCCCCCAACGCCTGCCACATCGAATTGTGTTGAACCTTTTGCGCTGTTCAATCACTTGCTTTTGTGTTTTGTGCAATGAAACATCAACCTGCATTCAAATCATTCCACTTAATTACAAGCGCATCTTTGTCCTGCTTCTGTTCTCTTGGTGTGCCTGATAGTCTTGCTGCTTCATCATCTGTTGCAATCAATTTCATCAAAGCAACTTGCAATGTGGCATTGTCCGATTGATACCATTTTTTGCGCATATTCGATTTCATGCTGATTCTATTTTTGTCAAGCAATCTTTTTATATCGTGTAATTCGTCACATTCAGGTGTGAACCATAGATAAAAAGTTTTCTTGCTTATTGGCAATAATCCAACAACATCATCAATAAAAATCAAGTGATGTTTTTCAATCAGTTCCAATGCATCTTTCAATATTTTCTTTTTGTCGTATGCCATTATTTCGATAGCCATTGCAAATAGATTTGATGTGCAATCTGTGCAGTCATTACAGGTGGAACAGACATACCAATCAAATACTTTGTGTCAACCGATTTGAAATTGTAATCCATGGGGAATGTGCCAAATAATTTATAAATATCTGGGTGCACTTCATTTGGCTGTTCTGGATGAATCAAAGGTGACCCCGCTGCAAAGTTTCCAAATGTTCCACCTGCACCCGCAACGGTTGGCGCTATTCCTTCAAATGATAATTTTATCCAATTAAAATAACTTCCGTTTGGATGCGCAAAACTAAGACTTTTTCCCTGTGGTGTTTTTTCAAATAATGCTTTGCTCTTTTCCCCAAGTTTATTTCCTACAACATTTTTTGAATTATTAAAACAATTTTCAACAGTAATTGCTTTCTCATTAAATTCAAGTTTTAATTTAGGTAAATTCAAATCATTCCTTTGACAAATAAAAAATACTCTTTGTCGTTTTTGAGGTACGCCCATACTAGCCGCATTCAGTAAAAACAATTGAACTTTATATCCTGCTAACTCAAACTCTTTTTTAATTCTATGTACATACGATTTTGCATTTCCTGATATCAAGCCTTTGACATTTTCAGCAATCACAACTTTTGGCTGTAATTTCTTTGCAAGTTTTATGTAGTCAAAAAACAAGTCATCAAGTCTTTGTTTTGCTTGACCCTCTTTGAATACTTTTTCTTTGCCCCAATCTTTTTCTCTATTCCCTGCCATGCTGAATGATGAACATGGCGGGCTACCATCAAGCAAATCAAGATTGTATAATTCATCAGGATATTCATGCAAGTTTGCAAAGTCTCTGATGTCTTCAATGTACAAATGTTTTGGATTGTGATTTGTCTTGTAAACATCCGCAATCTTTGGATCGATTTCAACGCCGCCCAAATGATTGAATCCTGCCAATTTGTATCCCATTGTTGAACCGCCACCACAAATGAAAGTGCCAAATACTTTCATGCCATGATATTCAATTCCTTTTGCGGGATATCCATCAGTCAAATGCCATTTGTACGGAAATTTATGCATTAATCATTTCCTAATAATTTCCACACTGCCTGTTCTGCTGTGGATGCTATTTTGGACAACTGCTCTTTCACAATCCAATATTCATCTGATGTGTAATTCAGTTTTATTGTCATTTGTTTATCAAGTGCATCAATGTCTATTTCTTTGTTCTTTTCAGAATAATCAACATCAACATTCACAGGCAATTCAAGACCCCAATCCTGCAATTCAATTGCATCCCATTCATTTGCCAATTGTTCATGATTCCATTCACCAAATGAAACATTGTCTTTGATGATGAATTCCTTTTGCTTTTGTTCATCCCAATCAACTATTTCAACATCAACTTCCTTGATGCCTGCTGATTGCAATGCCTTCAGTCTCATATTGCCACCAAGCACAATCATGTCAGGTGTGCATACCAATTTACGCACTGATAACATTTCAGGGAATTCCTGAATACTTTTGACAAGTTTCTTGAATTGTTCATCCCGAATCACTCTTGGATTGTTTGGATTTGCTTTGATGTCTTTGATCTTTACTTTCATTTTGTTCCCAATATGCCTATTGTTATTCCTGCAATGAATGATGCCACTATCCATCCAAAATCTGTTCTGTCTTCTGTCTTGACTTTTTCCACCACTATTTCACGAAAAATAATTGAATCAGGCCTTGGTTTCACAATCATGTGGAAAAATGATTCAGACAATGGATTGTGTGAAAATGCAACATTGATTGTATCACCTGTTGTTGTGATAACTGAATCTGCCTGTGCAATGAATGCTGAATCACATGGCAATTGCTTTGTGACATACATTGTATCTCGATAAGGTATCAAAATTGACTTAATGCGGACATCAGGTTTAACGAAAACCTCGCGGGGCTGTATTCTTACCTTTTCAACAGTATCGTGTCTTAAAATCAATTTGGGGCTGTTTTCTTGGCATCCTTTGCCTATTAGGAATCCTAATGCAAGAATTGTTGCCATCATGCCCAAAACTATCCAATGCATTTTGTCTGTCATCTTTTCACCTTCCCATCTTCAATCCTGATATTTTGAAATTCACCATCTTCATGAATGAATGCAAAACCATGATTGCTTTGTGAATAAGGTGAATAACCTCTTTTGAGTTTTGACAATGTGCCAATGACATCGGCTCTCAAGAATTCACCTTCCAATGTTTTCTTCTGAATTGTTTGTGTTCTGTGCAAATGTCCCATGCATGTATTTGTCAATGTTTTGTTCATCAATGCAACAGCAGGATTTGCACCACCATTTACCTTAATTTCGTGTCCATGTGCAATCCATGTGCCATGACAAAACATCAATTGATTAGAGTCAACAAATTTGATGCCTTTTTTATCTAATTCAAGCAATGATTGCCAAGTGATGATGCCTGCAAATTGATCTGCTTTTTCCTGAATGAAATGCTCCAATCTATCCTCATGATTGCCTACTTTGAAAAAGATTTTTGCTTTTGGAAATGTCATGCGCAAATTGTCAATGAAATTGCGGGCCATTTGCAATTCCGTTGTGAATTCAATATCATCTTTTCTTTTTGCCCATCTTGACAATTTATGTGCATCAACGGTATCACCATTCAATACAATGTTGTCCACTTTCAATTTGCGCAAATATTGAATGCATGCCCTGATTGCATCAATGTCATGAAAACCCAAATGAACATCACA